GCGCGAATGCTGCGCGAGCTTCCTGTCCGTACCGTGCATCGGGACATCGAGGACCGCACGAGGCCGGCGAAGGCGTGGCCGGTAAAGAATCACATGGTGCTAGCTGCCGAGCGTGAGGCGCAGGTGCTCATGTTCATGAAGCCAGGGATTCGCTACACGGCTTTCGAGATCGGCGCGGTGGCCGATCTGGACTACATGGCCACCTACAATCTCATCGCGCGGTTGCTGAAGCGCGGGCGGCTTGTTCGCCACGGCAAGGTGCTGCGCGGCCATTGGTATTCGAAGAGATGACCGCTATCAAAATCCTAGGTCATGTCTTGCGCGCCCCGGCGTATTGCGGCTTCGCCCTCTCGTTCAGCCTGGTCGTGATTCTTATCCTGCTGATCCTTTTGTCCGCCGTGATGGTGCTGTTTTTCTCGCACGCCGCGGGCTGGCGAGCGCCTACACCATGAGCAACGCGCTGAGGCTCAGCGAGGACCAGCTACGCGAGATCGTGCAGCGCTTCAAGCGCGTCGCTCCATATATTTGTCGGGAGGAAGTCGCGCCGCCGGTTCAACCCAAGGCTCGCGCTCGCCGCGGGCCGAGCGAACTCGAGCTGCTGTTCTCCCAGCAACTCACCCTGATGCGGATCCCGAACCCGAAACGGGAGCATCACTTCATCGAGAGCCGGGACTTCCGCCTCGACTTCGCCTGGCCGCCGCAGCGGATCGGGGTGGAGGTGCAGGGCATGGTCCACCGGATCAAGGGGCGCTTTTCCGCGGACATCGAGAAGCGGGCGCTCGGCCTGCTCGCCGGCTGGCGGGTGCTTGAGGTCGGCGGCGCCGAGATTCGGTCTGGGCGCGCCATCGCCTGGCTGATCGCACTGCTGGATTCCACTCAATGAACGGCGACGACGACAAGAAAAAGGAGCCTTCGCATGCTCTCCCGATGCGCTATTACAGAGACCCCCTTGAAGTCCTCATCGGAGACGAGGCTGGAACCTGCAAAGGCTGCGAGCGCGAGGCCGTCGTGTTCGGCGTTACCTACTGCACCAAGGGCCGCGAGCATGGCCGGCGGTGCAAACACTATGCCGAGCGCCCAGGTCTCCCGCGAGCGGCTTGAGGAGTTGCTGCTCAACTGGGCCCGCTGGTGCCACGGTTCGCTGTTTCCCCGTCAAGGCGTGGTGCTCGAACTCGATTATGAGGCGGCGGGCGAGGCGGCTCAGGAAGCGCGCCGACAGCCGAATCCAGTACCGCCCAAGGATTATGACGGCCTGATGATCGAGCGCATGGTGATCAAGCTGCCTGAAACGCAGCGCAAGGTGCTGCACATCGAGTACGTGAAGGTCGTCAGGCGTAGGGGCGAGACCAGCGATCAGTTGAGGGACAGGAAGCGCAGGAAGCTACGCATGGCTGGCTGGCAGTACGAGGATCATCTCACCCAGGCGAAGCGCATGCTGATCAACCTGATGCGTCGTCACGCGCCCGGGTACACAGGGTGAGTTTGAAACCCTTGGATTTGTAGTACTATTCCAGCCATGCCACGGCTCATCTAGGCCCCGTGCGCCCTGAAGTAGCCGAAGCCCGGTTGGCGAAAGCCCTCCGGGCTTCGGCGTTCTGCAGGTGTTTCTCCCCCATTACAGGTCTCTAGGCCTGTTTTGCCCCAGTACAACGGGGCTACTTATTTCGACCGCCCGGCAGCGCTTCTCAATCACCTATCGGACTGGGGCGTCCTGCCGCGGCGGGTCGGGAAGATGATGGCTGGGCTCTACTCCTATCGCTGGCAGAAGGCGTCGAAGGCCTTCCTCGCCATGCACCCGCTGTGCCAGTGCCCGCTGTGTGACGAGGGGCGCATCAGGGTCAGGGTGTCCGAGGTGGTGGACCACCGTGTGCCACATCGTGGGGACATGGTGAAGTTCTGGGATAGGGCCAACTGGCAGGCGTTGAACAAGGTGTGCCACGACTCGTACAAGCAGCGCTTCGAGAAGACTGGGCGCATCAATGGCACACGCATTGATGGCACACCCATTGACCCTACTCACCCATGGAACGAAGGGGGATAGGGGGTCGAATCTCTGGCGCTTTTCACTCTAGACCCGGCGCCGTAGCCGTTTTTTCGCGCGGTCAGGATAGCCCAAACTGTTTTTAGGGGTACCCGATGCCAGGTCCGGCAAAGACGCCGAGGAAGTTCAAGGTGATCGCCGGCACGGACCGCAAGGATCGGCGCCCGGACGACGCGACGCCGGAATATCCGGTGGTGAGCACCGGGGATTTTCCGAAGCCGCCGCAGCATCTGAACGTGGACGGCGCCGGGCTGTGGAAAGAACTCGGCGGTCTACTCGTGAAATCCGGCGTGCTGCAGGTGCCGGATCTCTACGCGCTAGAGCAGTTGTGCTACGCCTGGCAGCGCTTCAGGAAAAAGGCGAAGGCGGACATGGACATCACCGCATCCGAGGACAATGCACTCAAGGCTCTCTGGGCGGAGTTCGGACTCACGCCGGCCGCCCGTCGGCGCGTTGTCGCGAACGTCGGGGTCGAAGCGCCGGCGCAAAACAAGTTCTCGGCGCACGGAAAGCGCCCCGCGTGACCATGTTGCTGTCGCGATCGAGTACGCGAAACTAGCGGTCGCGGACACCAAGCGCAGGCGTTTCGGGAAGTGGTTCCGCCGAGCGGCGAGGAGGTTTCTCGCTGACCTGAAGCGGGCGAAGGCGAAGCGCGCGCCGTTCCATTTCGACCGCTGGCATGCGAACGACGCCTGCAGCTTCATCGAGAAGTTGCCGCACGTCGAGGGGACGTGGGCCACGCCGACCATCGTCCTGCACCCAGCCCACGTCTTCTTCGTGGTCAACATCTTCGGCTTCAGGAAGCCGGACGGGACCAGGCGCTTCACCACCGCCCTCCTGAATATCGCGCGCAAGAACGCGAAGTCGACGCTCGCCGCAGCGATCCTGCTCTACTGCATGTGCTGCGAGGATGAGCAAGGTGCGCAGCTGATCACCGCGGCGACGACCGGCTCGCAGGCGCGGATCGTCTTCAAGTACGCGAAAGACATGGTCTTGAAGACGCCGGATCTGCGCGAGGCCTTCGCGGTCGAGCCGTTCGCCAACGCGATCGCGCGCTGGCATAACGGGGCGAGCCTGAAGCCGATCAATGCCAAGGCCTCGACGCAGGACGGGCTGAATCCGTCGCACGCGGTTCTGGATGAGATACATGCGCACAAAACGCACGACCTGTTGAACGTGTTGCGCTCGGCGGCCGGCGCGCGCCGCAATCCGCTGTGGCTCTTCACCACGACGGAGGGGTACGAGACACCGGGCCCGTGGCCGGAGCAGAGGCATTTCGCGCAGCAGATCCTGACCGGGAAGGTCCAGGCAGACTACTACCTCGCCTTGATCTTCTCGGTCGATGACGGCGATGACGAATTCGACGAGTCGAAGTGGCGGAAGGCAAATCCGCTGATGGACGTGAACCCGATTCTGCTGCGCGAGATTCGCAAGGAGGCGATCGAAGCGAAGCAGATGCCGGGGAGCCTGGCCGAGTTCCGCATCAAGCGGCTGAACCGGCAGAGCTCCACGGCGCGTGGGTGGATCCGGTTCTCGAACTGGAAGGCCTGCGGGAAGCCGGTAGATCTGGCGAAGCTGCTGGCGGCGCCATGCTGGGGCGGCCTGGACCTGGCGAACAATACCGACCTCTGCAGCTTGCGGCTGCTATGGAAGGTGGACGGCGTGTACTACACCTGGGGCCGACGATGGGTGCCGGAGCATGCGGTGCAGCAGCGCACGAACCGCGGCACCGTGCCCTACGCGGCGTGGGTCGCTTCCGGCGCGCTCGAGCAGACGCCCGGCGAGATCGTGGACCACGGCGCTATCGAGGCGGCGGTGCTGGAGGTGCACCACAAGTTTAAGTTGCGCAAGCTCTACTACGATGGGTGGAACGCGGCGCAACTGGCGCAGAAGCTGAAGGATGCAGGGGTCGAGGTGGAGCAGTTCATCCAGGGGCCGAAGAGCTATCACCCGGCCATGCAGGAATTCGAGCGCGCGTACCTCACCGGGAGGTTCCGCTACGGCATCGATCCGGTGTTGACCTGGTGTGCCGCGAACCTCGTGGTGCGCCGCGACGTGAACCTGAACATGGCGCCGGACAAGACGCGCTCGGCGGACAAGATCGATGACATGAGCGCTCTGTTCATGGCGTTCCGCGGCGGCGCGGTGCCAACCGAAGGGGCCAGTAGTTCCTGGGAGACGGTCGCGGTATGAAGCTCATCATTTTCAACGTGTCTCTGCTCGTCGGGCTCGTCCTGGTCGGCGTGGGCGTCGGTGTCGAATTCGGCGTCGGTTTCGGGATTCTGGCCGCCGGCGCGCTCATCGTCTGCCTGACCGTGTACGTTCAGCGCGCCGCGGGCGTGAAGGCCAAAGGCTGATGTTCGCCAGCACTGACATCGAGCCGACCAAGCGCGGGCCGTTCGACGACTTCTGGTTCACGCGCGTCGGACTGCCCAGCGCGGCGGGCGTGCTCGTCTCGCCGCAGACGGCGCTTTCGCTCTCGACGTTCTACTCGTGCTGCCTGGTGCTGGGGCAGACGCTCGCGACCGTGCCGGTGCACCTGTATCGCAGGACGGCGCCGCGCGGGAAGGAACGCGCGACCGAGCACCCGCTCTATCGGCTGATCCATCGCAAGCCGAACCGCTGGCAGACCAGCTACCAATGGCGCCAGATGATGCAATGGCACCTCGCGCTGCGGTACAACGCTTATTCGCGGATCATCTATGACAAGCGCGCGATGCCGGTGGAGCTCGTGCCCATGCACCCGGATCGCGTGACGGTCGAGCGCATCCCCGGCGTCGATGGCGTGGAGAGTTTCCGCTATGCCTTCAAGCCGCGCCAGGGCGACCCGGTGACGCTCTCGCGCTTCGAGGTGTTCCATGTCCGGGGGCTGACTTCCGACGGGATCGAGGGCCTCTCGCAGATCGAACTGCAGAAGGACTCGATCGGCGAGGCGATCGCCGCGCAGAAATTCAGCGGCCGGAAGATGCAGAACGATGCGCGGCCCGGCGGCGTGCTCGAATGGGAAGGGCATTTCCCTGATGACATCGAGCGGGGGAAATTCCGCCGAAGCTGGCAGGAGGCGCAGGCCGGCGTGAATCAGGGCAAGACCGCGGTGCTCGAAAAGGGCATGACGTGGAAGGAGATCGGGGTCAAGAACACCGACCTGCAATTCATCGAGTTGCGAAAGCTGAAAGCGCAGGACATCGCCGCGATCTTCCGCATGCCGCCGCACAAGGTCGGGCTGCTGGAGAACGCGACCTTCTCGAACATCGAGCACCAGGGCATCGAGTTCGTCACGGACACGATGCTGCCGTGGTTTGTGAATTGGGAGCAGGAGCTCTCGGTGCAGCTGCTCACCGATGAGGAGCAGGAGGAATACTTCTTCGAGTTCCTTGCCGACGGGCTGCTGCGCGGCGACTCGAAGGCGCGCGGCGAGTTCTACGGCAAGCGCTTTGGCACTGGCTCGCTCTCGCCGAACGACATCCGCGAGCTCGAAAGCGAGAATCCGGTTCCCGGCGGGGATCGCTACTTCGTGCCGGTCAACATGATCCCGCTCGACCGGGCCGATGACATGGTGGACAAGGGGGCCGCGCAGCCGGCGGCGCCGGCACCCGGCGAGGATGCGCAGCGCCAGCAGGATGACGAGCAGGCCGCCGAAGCTGGCGGCGTCGTGCGCCGCGAGCTGGCGCAGGTCAGCCGAAAGGG